GTTGATATACAGCGTACTTTCGGAGAAGCTGTAGTTCGCCGCCCAGTTGGCGCCATCGTTCTTAGAGCACACCACGTGGACCGCACGGGTCGGGTGGTTGAAATAGGTGAGGTCCACTTCCGTATCAGTGGCGCTCATCGGTTGGTATTGCACCTGGTTAATGAGAAGCTTTTGCTCATTCTTCACGAAGAATTCACGCTCTTCCGTGTCGCAGAAGATGAAGTTGGCGTACACCTTCGGGGTTTCACTCGGGGTGAAGTTCGCGCGGCACTTGACGCGGATTTCCACCTGGTGATTCGCGAGGGCGACCAATGGGAGGCACTTGGTCCAGTCTTCAGAGAAGAAGAACGGAATGAGGTAGTGTCCCGCCTTGGACCCGGAGTATCCAACGGCGTTCGGCTTGACGTCGGTCGTCGTCACCGCCATGCTGCTCTTCGCACCGTCGGGACGGTAGAGCAAGTTGTGCACACCCTGGATGTACAAAGAATCGAGGCGGCACACCTCTTGACCACCAATCCAAAGGGAGAATTCCGTCGGTTCATCGCCTTTGCTAAAAAATCCGGTAGTCCCCCCAGTCGTATCACCGATGTTCGCCGCTTCGATCCACACGTAGGATAACAAGTCACCTTTGCTGCGAATAGGGATAGTCACCTCGTTGTTAGAGCCGAAAGTGCCGATATAGTCAAGACGTTCGGGCTTGATAGCGAAATTCGTATAACGTTTATAGTTTTGCCTAAAAAAACTGACCTCAGGTTGAGACGTTGTATAAGTGTCCTGGACCCCTCGGCTGACCAATTCAATCAAAGCCGCAGACATTTGTTTATATATAACTTATATTAAAATTTTGGAGACATTATTACACATGGTGGTCTTTCAAGCACTCACGTGGGAAGCCAGGGATTCTGATGAAGATGGACACCTCATCAGCATCTTTGGTAAGACGGAGGATGGGCGCTCGGTCTGTGTGACGACGGAATTTACACCTTACTTTTACATAAAGCTTCCTGACGCAAAGACCACGACGGTGAAGGAAATTTATCACGCGATCAACAAAAGGTGTCCTGAGTGTTTAATTGGATATGGCTTAAAGAAGGCAAAAGACGTGTGGGGGTTCCAGAATAATGAAGAGTTTCCATTTATGCGCCTGGATTTCGCAAATCTCTCTAAACGAAGGTACGTCGCGAACACGCTCAAATATGGAATACAACTCGCTAGGGGGAAGACAAAACTCCACGCCTACGAAGCCAACTTGGATCCCATGCTTCGGCTGATGCATCGCACGGGTATTCAAAGTACTGGGTGGTTGGACACTGGAGCAAAGTGCGTGCGCTCCTACCTGGCCCACGTGGACATCGACCTTTTCTGTAATGACTGGACAACACTCACCCCAGTGAAACGCGATGACATCGCACCGTTTGTGGTGGCATCTGTTGACATTGAGTGTAACAGCAGTACGGGTAAATTTCCAGACGCAGACGTCCCCGGTGATTGTTGTTTTCAGATTGCGCTGACCCTGTGTCGCTTTGGTTCCGACGAACCCTACGAGGAGGTGTGTCTCTGCTACAAACAGACCGACGGAGACAAAGTTCAAAGTTTTGACACTGAGAAGGAATTGCTCGAGGCGTTTCAAAAATATCTTCGTAAAGCCGATGTCGACGTCATCACAGGGTGGAATATTTTTGGTTTTGATATGGAATATATCATGAAACGAGCCGTCCTCTGTGGGTGTGGTCCAGAATTTTACAACTTGGGTAAATTTAAAGATACCCCATGTGAGTTGCTCTATAAAAAATTATCTTCGAGTGCTCTCGGTGATAATGAACTCAAACTTTTACCCATGAGTGGTCGCTTCATTTTTGATCTCTTTCACGAGGTGAAAAAAGGTTTTAAGCTGGACAGTTACAGATTGAACAATGTTGCGCAGCTCTATCTCGACGGTGACCAAAAGTTAGACATGCCACCGAGAGAAATTTTCGCTCGTTTTCAAGGTGGCGACCCACACAAGTTGGGAGAAGTTGCAGACTACTGTATCAAAGATACTTTACTACCACACAAGCTTTTGGCAAAGTTGTGTATTCTGGTCAACTTGGTGGAGATGGCGAAAGCTACTTCAGTACCGCTGTGTTTTCTCGTAGAGAGAGGTCAGCAAATTAAAGTGTTTTCGCAGCTGTGTAAAAAAGCGGCGGAACTTGGATTTCTTGTTCCAGTGATTTATCAAGGCACTTTACCAGAGGAAGGGTATGAAGGCGCTACCGTTCTTGAAGCCCAGTCTGGGGCGTACTACGCACCAATCACCGCCCTCGACTTTGCCTCGTTGTATCCATCCATCATGATGGCTCATAATCTCTGTTATAGTACGCTGGTGATGGATGAGAAGAGGTATGGAAACGTACCGGGTGTGGAATACGAAACATTTACACTTGGCTCTGGCAAGACGTACAAGTTTGCGCAAAATGTGCCGAGTTTGCTACCGACAATTTTGGCAGAACTCAAGCAATTTCGTAAACAAGCCAAGAAGGATATGGCGGCGGCGACAACGCAAGGGATGAAGGAGGTGTACAATGGGAAGCAGCTGGCGTATAAGATTTCTATGAATAGTTGTTATGGTTTCACAGGGGCTGCAAAGGGGATGTTACCGTGTGTGGCCATCGCCTCATCAGTTACTTTCAAGGGACGCTCGATGATTGAGGAGACGAAAAACTTTGTCGAAGCCAAATTTCCAGGGGCAAATGTGCGTTACGGTGACACGGACTCAGTGATGGTTGAATTCGACGTTCAAGGGCGCACCGGTCAAGATGCCATCGACTACAGCTGGGAGCTTGGAGAGCAGGCCGCTGAGCAGTGCACGAAGTTGTTCAAAAAGCCAAACGACCTTGAGTTGGAGAAGGTGTATATGCCCTATATCCTCTACAGTAAGAAACGCTATGCGGCCAAGTTGTGGGAGAAGGGGAAATCTGGAAAAGTTGAATTCAAGTACATCGATGTGAAGGGTTTGCAGCTCGTGCGACGAGACAACACTCCCCACGTGCGTGAGGTGTGTAAGGAACTTCTGGACGTGATACTTGAATCTTCAGACCCAGAGCCACCACAGGTGTTGGCGAGAGAGCGTGCCCTTGAGTTGCTCACTGGTGATGTGCCCCACACCAAACTCGTTTTGAGTCAATCATTGTCGGACACCTATAAAGTGAAGGGCACCCCTGTATCTATTAAAGATGTTGACCGCAGCTGGGATATCAGTATGGGACATGTGCAGGTGCACAACAAGATGCGTCAAAGAAAACCAGGGTCTGAACCTCAAAGTGGCGACCGCGTACCCTATCTGCTGACTAAAACCGAGGACCCAAAGGCAAAGGCGTTTGAGAAGGCGGAGGACCCAGTGTACGTCGCGGAAAACAATATTCCAGTGGATTACCACTATTATTTCGTCAACAAGTTTCTGAACCCTGTGTGCGACCTTCTTGAACCCTTGGTTCCTGAACCTAAACAAACAATATTTGGGGAAATTATAGAAAAACATAAACCCCCAAAGAAAAAAAGAGCAGCACCTAAGCAGAAAACGACCATTACCGAGTTATTTAAAAAATTCGAGCTCTCTAAAAGTAAGAGTGATGAGTGATGACCTCGCACAAAGAATTGGGCGCATGATAGAGGAGGAAGTGGAACGGCGAGTGGCCTCTCGGGTAGATGCGTTAACCATAGAATATAATGAAAAATTGGACGGGTACATCAACTACATCGCGAAGCATCACGGGGTGTCAAAAGATTTGCTGCTTCGCGATGTTCCCGATTTAACTGACAGGTCTCGTTGTAAGGGTGTGAAGAAGGATGGTGTTCGGTGCACACGGAAAGGGACCCATGATGGGTATTGTACTTTACACCTCTATCAGAAACAAAAGTTGCAACCAATCATAGTCAATAGTTCGGGGACCTCGCACACACATAGTATGGATATTCTCTATGACAAAACATGTCCAGCCTGTCAGGAACAGGACAAAAACAAGCTTATAGATTTGAATAGTATATTATGTAATGAGTAAGTCCGATATTCTGCTAACATCTATAAATGATTTCTACAGTGAAGAAAAGAATAAAGCAACTTTGATGAATATTTTAAATAAAAAATCTGGAATTTCTTTGAGAAATCTAGAATGGTTCATCACAAACTACGCAAAGAAAAACCACACAACCTATAAGACTGGGGATGGAAAAGTGTTTAGTGTTCATTGTGCCTATAAGAGTTCGTTGTTAGGATATAGTAAAAAGTTGTTCGACCCTTTCTGTAGAGCAGCAAAGATTATCTATACAATTCCTGGGACATCTGAGGAAATTCATACGACTGTCGCACAGCTGAATTTCATCAAGTGGTGTATTAAAAATGACGTGATACATTTCGTGACGACGCACAAATCTGAACTCATGGCTAATAAGCAAGTGACATGAACCCCCCTTCAAACTTGAATGTTTGATATCCAGTGTAATACATATGTAATGAATACGTTTCATTTGTTGGTAAGAGGTCGCACTCGATGGTTGTCATGTTTGATTGTATTTGACTAAAATCTAAGCTCCCCGATGGTTGCACATTTACTGGATACATCGAGAAGCTGTAAGAGTAAATATTTCTGATTGGACGCGACAGACGTTTTTCATAGGGAACGTAATATTTATAAAACGTGTGGTCCGTAGATGTCATGTTTGGAAGTTGAGTGCCTTCGATGTAAAACTTTGACTTGTCCATCACAGGGTAGAAGAAGGTGTTGAGTTCATCAAAGTTGACGTTGGAGCTAAAGTTAAACCTGTTATGAATGTAAAAATTGCCTTCCTCGGTTTCACCATCTTCTTTAATGAGTGCTGGGTCTTCAAATTTTGTATTTCTGAAAAACCAGTGAATAGATTTTACAGGAATTTTAGGAACCAGTTGATTTTTAATAAAAGTTTGTTCTGGATTTGTAAGTATCGTTGGATGTTTCATGACGACGTCGGTCATCCACAATCCCTGATGATTCATAGAATACAACCGTTCTTCTGCACTCAACGCAATCTCTTCAGTGACGATGTCAAATTCAGAGAGAGACAGTGTCGTCGCCGTGTTTGCGAAAAATGTTTGTGGTTGAAACGTGAATTCAAATTCAATTTTTTGTTTGTGACATGCACACACTGGGAAATATGGCCTGTTGGGTTGATTTGTTTCATACTCATCAGAGGCAAATTTCCGAGAAAAGAAAAAGTTGATGGGAATCACGACATCCGACTGGTACTCGGCGTAGTTATTTGCTGACTCCGAACTATCAAAAGCCAACGACCTGTTGAGAAGAAATCGGTTCGCCACCTTTTCTGACATTTCCGTGTACAGTTCATCGTGGATGATACCCCAATCCGACCAGAAAGTTTCAACTTCGAGCTCATCGACAAACATTTTCACATGCGATAAGATGTGTCTCCCAACCTGGTCTGCGTAGTTCCCACCAACCTCTAGTGCTGGGAGCGTGAGGCTCAGGTACATGTTAGACAAAAGGTCGCCCATGTTTCGTGGATTGTATTGGACTTTGATGGTTTCACCAAAAGGCCAGGTGTCGGGTCTGTTCGATGGTGGTGTGATGTTTCTATTTTTGTGATACTTTCTAAAGTTTGAGTGTTGTTCTGTTTTGTAATTAAAAAAACTCTGTTCTGGGTCTCTCGACAGGAGGTAAGTATCCTGTTTGCCGATGGCACTGAGTGCAACGTGTGCAGCTTCACCCATACTTACTGTACGCTCATAAATTTTTAATATCCATTTGCCACAAGTCTGTGTGTGATAATTTTTTCAATTCGCGAAGGTCTTGTTCTGCTTGTGCGGCATCTCGCATCAGTTCTTCCACCGCTTCTTCAGTGTACTGGTATGTTCTGATATTGAGAAGGTAA